CTTCACCAGCGGCAGCGCCTACAAGATCACCTTCGGCACCTCGATCACCACCGCCACCAGCATGAACATGACCGGCGGCAACTTCGAGAGCCTGGACGCCACCACCATCCACGACACCCAGAAGATTGTGGTGCCCGGCCTGCCCGACGAAACCAAGGCCGAGTTCGAGAACCTGTGGGACCCCACCGACGCCGGCCAGATCGCCCTCAAGGCGGCCAGCGACGCGCAAGCCAAGCTGGCCTTCAAGTTCACCTTCGGCACCGGCGGCAAGATCATGGTGTTCGTGGGTTATGTCGGCTTTGCCGGCGCCCCCCAGGGCGGCGCCCAGGAAATCGTCAAGACCTCGGCCGTCATCACCAGCCAGGGCACGCCCACCTACTACAGCGCCTAACCCATGTCGGCCCTCGACAAGCGCCACAAGGCCCGGGAGTCCGTGGTCGCCGCCGGCGGCCACGCCTACACCCTGCGCCGGCCCACCGCCGCCCAGCTCGCCCGCCTGTCCGACGGCTCCCGCCTGGACATGCTGCGGGAATGCGTGGTGGGCTGGGACCTGCGCTACCTGGATCTGTTCCCCGGCGGCGACCCGGTGCCCGCCGTGTTCACGCCGGAACTCTGGTCCGACTGGCTGGACGACAACCCGGACCTCTGGGCCCCCCTCGGCGAAGCCCTGCTGGCCCTCATCCGCGCCCACCACGAAGCCCTGGAGGCCGCCGAAAAAAACTGATTGCCTGGGTTGAGCGCGCACAGATGCCGCTTGGCCCAGGCGCAAGCTGCGACGCCGCCACCGCCCTGGCGATCAAGGCCTGGAACTGGATGGGCGGGACGATAGACTGGGCCGGCCTGCCCCTGGTGGCGGAGATGCTGGGAATCGAAGACCTGGAAATCCTGGTGGCGCAACTCGCCGCCTTGCGTGACTGGCAACGGAAAACCTGATGGCCGACAACACGACCGCGATCCTCCTCACCGCCGACGACCGCACCCGCGCCGCCTTCGAGAGCGCCAAGCGCGGGCTGATGGGATTGGAAGCCGCCGGAGGCCGGCTGAACGCCGTGCTCGGCACCCTGGGCGCCGGTGCCCTGGCCGGCGGCGGCCTGCTGGCCTTCGCCAAGGCCGGCATCGATGCCGCCGACAACCTCAACGACCTGAGCCAGAAAATCGGCATCGGCGTGGAACAGCTTTCAGGATACCGGCTGGCCGCCGAGCAATCCGGCACCAGCCTGGAAGGCTTCGGCGCCACCACCCGCCAGCTTGCCAAGCACATCGCCGAAAATGACCCGCTGCTGGCCAGGCTTGGTGTCACGTCCAAGGACGTGAACGGCGCGCTGAAGCAATTAGCCGACGTGTTCCAGGCCCTGCCGGACGGCGCCGACAAGACCGCCCTCGCCATGAAGCTGATGGGCAGGTCCGGCGCCGACATGATCCCCATGCTGAACGGCGGCGGCGCGGCCCTGGAAAAGATGCTGGCGGACGGCAAGGCCCTCTACGGCGTGACCGCCGACATGGCCAAGGCGGCGGACGAATTCAACGACGAGATGGCCCGCATGAAGGTGGTAACCGAAGCCGCCTCGGTGAAGGTCGGCGGCATGCTGGTCAAGGCGTTCAACGACGCGGTTACTGCCTATCAGAATTTCCGCAAAGAGCATGGCACTTTCCTGTCAACCATGGGGGGCGTGGGTGCCGCTTTTGTGAGCCCGTTCCAGTCCACGGACGCGGAAAAAGCCATCGAACTCCAGGAGAAGCGCAACCGACTGCTGGAACAGGCGAGGAAGATCGAAGCCGGCAGCGGTTCGGCGGATGTCAAGGCGAGCGGCGTTGCCGTGCTGCGCGGCGAGATCGCAAAACTGGATGAGGATCTTAAAAAGGTATGGTCCAAGGGCAAGATTGAACTTCTGAGCAAGGACCAGCTCAAGGCCGCAGCCGCCCAGTCGCGGGGCGATTTCAAGGGTCTGCTGGCCGAAGATGGCAAGACCAAAAAAGCCAAAACGGACAAGCTCGACACCATCGACCCCTTCGGCAAGCAACGCCAACAGGCCGAGGCCGACGCCCTGCGCAAGGCCGTCGAGCGGCAGAACGCCGAATACGACGCCATGGCGGCGATCCGAGACAATCAGATCGCGCAAGAGGAACAGTCCGCCGCCGCCCTGGGTCGCACCCGCGACGCCATGATCGACCTGATCGACCCTATCCAGAAGTACCGCGAGGAGCTGGACAAGGTGGATGACCTTGTTGGCGCCGGACTGTTCACCCCGGAACAAGCCGCCGCCGCGCGCCTGTACTGGCAAGAACAGATCGACGCCGCAGCCGGCTTCGGCAAGACCCTGGAGGAAGACACCAAGAAGAACATCAATCTGGCACAGGATCTGGGCCTCACTTTCGCCTCCGCATTCGAGCAGGCTGTGGTGGGCGCCAAGGACTTCCAGAGCATCCTTGAAGGCATCGCCCAGGACATCACCCGCCTTTTTATCCGCAAGACGGTCACCGAACCCATCGCCGGCGCCTTGGGCGACATCTTCAAGGGCTTCGACCTGGGCGCCATCTTCGGCGGCGGCAAGGCGGTGGGCGGCCCGGTTTCCTCCGGCCGCGCCTACCTGGTGGGCGAGCGCGGGCCCGAGCTGTTCGTGCCGCCCGCCTCCGGCAACATCGTGCCCAACAACCAACTTGGCGGCGGGCGCGCGGTGGTCATCAACATGAACGTCTCCGCCCAGGACGCCGGCAGCTTCCGCAAGTCCATGGGCCAGATCAAGGCCGACCTGGCCTTCGCGGTCAACTCCGCCGGGAGGAACCTGTAATGGCCTTCCTAGAATCGCCGCGCTTCCCCGAGGCGGTATCCTACGGCTGCCAGGGCGGCCCAACCTGGCAGACCGCCGTCATCGCCGTGGCCAGCGGCCACGAAGCGCGCAACCAGATCTGGAGCGCCGCCCGCCACCGTTACGACGTAAGCCACGTCTACCACCAGAACGACGGCGGCAAGCTGGCCCTGCTGCGCGCCTTCTTCCTCGCCGTGCGCGGCCGCCTGCATGGCTTCCGCTTCCGCGATCCGCTGGATTACGCCGCCGCCAGTGGCGAGGGCCTGCTGACCGACCTGGGCGGCGGCGAGTTCCAGCTTGTCAAACGCTACACCGCCGGGGCCAGCGTCTACGACCGCGACATCACCAAGCCGGTGGCTTCCGCCGTGGCGATTGCCGGCGGCGGCACCTACAGCCTGGACGACACCACCGGCATCGTCACCCACTCGGCCGGCGCCGCCCCCACCGGCTGGGCCGGAGAGTTCGACGTGCCCTGCCGCTTCGAGACCGATGTCATGGCCGCCAGTCTGGAAGCCCCGGGACAGTTCGGCCATTGGCAAGCCATCAGCGTGATCGAGATCCGCCCGTGAGCGACAACGCCACCACCTGGACCACCTGCCTCAAGATCACCCGCGCCGACGGCGTGCTGCTGGGCCTGACCGAACTGGACCGGCCGCTGGAAATCGACGGACTGACCTACCTCTCCGCCTCCGGCTACACGCCATCCGCCTACGCCAGCGGCGACGGCCTGGCGGTGGATAACGCCGACGTGGAAGGCCTGCTGGCCGCCGCCGGCATCGACCGCGAGGACATCCGCGCCGGCCTCTACGACCTGGCCGGCATCGAACTGTTCATATGGGACTGGCAAGCCGGCGCCCTGGTCAAGCTGATCGCCACCGGCAACTGGGGCGAATGCACCCTGTACCGTGGCCGCTTCACCGCCGAATTCCGCAGCCTGGCGCAAAAGCTGCAGCAGACCGTGGGCCGCATCTACACCGCCGGCTGCGACGCCGAACTGGGCGACGCGCGTTGCCGCGTGCTGATCGGCCCGCTGACGGTCTCCGGCACCCTCACCGGCCAGACCAGCCGCCTCCAGGTGGTGGATACCGCCCGCGTCGAGGCTGATGGTGCCTGGCGCGGCGGCCTGCTCACCTTCACCAGCGGCGCCAACGCCGGCCGCACCCACGAGGTGCGTGCCAGCCTGGCCACCGGCCACCTCACCCTGCTACTGCCCCTGGCCTACGACATCGCCGTGGGCGACACCTACACCCTGGCGCCTGGCTGCGACAAAAGCCTGGAAACCTGCCGCGACGTGTACGCCAACGTGGCCAACTTTCGCGGCTTCCCCCATGTGCCCGGCACCCTGGAAGTGCTGCGTTTCGGCAAGCGATCCTCATGACCCCCGCCGACTTCATCGCCGCCGCACGGTCCTACGTGGGCGTGCCCTTCCGCCACCAGGGCCGCACCCGCCATGGCGTGGACTGCATCGGCCTGGTGGTGTGCGCCGCGCGGGATATCGGACTCACCCTGGCGGACCGCACCGACTATCCGCGCGACCCGAACGGCCTGCTGCAGCTGGAAATGGCGCGCCAGTTCGCGCCGGTCGAATCCACCCAGGCCGGCGACATCCTGCTCATGCGCTTCCGGGGTGAGCCCCAGCATGTCGCCATCCTGGCGGGCGCGACCCTGATCCACGGCTACGCCAGCATCGGCCGCGTGGTGGAACACGGCCTGGATGCCAAGTGGCGGCGACGCATCGTGGCGACCTATCGGCTGAAGGAGTTCGCGTAATGGCCGTCCTTGCCCCGCTGGTCGGTGGCGCCCTGGGAGGGTGGGCCGCCGCCTCCATGGGTTTTGCCGCCGGCACCATGGGTTACGCCATCGGCTCCGGGCTGGGGTCGCTTGCCGGCGGCATGCTGTTCCCGCCAAAAATGCCCGGCGTGCAAGGCCCCCGCGCCGCCGATGGCATGGTCCAGGTATCCACCTACGGCGCCAGCATTCCCATCGTCTACGGCACCATGGCCCTGGCCGGCAACGTCATCTGGTCCGCCGGCATCCGCGAGGTCAAGACCACGCGCAAGGAAGGCGGCAAGGGCGGCGGCGGGTCCACCAAGGTCACCACCTACACCTATTACTGCGACTTCGCCGTGGGCCTGTGCGAGGGCGAGATCAACTGCATTCGCCGCGTCTGGCTGGACTCCGACCTCAAATATGACGCGAGCAGCACCAACGCCAAGGTCATCGCCGCCAACGCCAAGTTCCTGGACAAGGTCACCCTGTACGCTGGAGGCGAAAGCCAGTCGGCGGACCCGATCATCGAAGCCCACGTCGGCGCCGGCAACGCCCCCGCCTATCGCGGCCTGGCCTATCTGGTGTTCGATGACCTGTTGCTGGAGCCCTACGGCAACCGCATCCCCAACGTGCGCGTCGAGCTGGTGCGGGCGGACCTGTACTACACCTCCGAACCCTACCCCATCCACGTGCTTGAGGAATTGACCTCCGCCGCGCTGCCGACGGAAGCGGGCATCTGGAAGCCACCCATCGAAGACCTGGACGCCGCCTGCGCCCTGGCTTCCGGATCCATGGCCGTGACGGTGATGTATGGCAGCTACCTGAATTACGGCGCCCTGGATGGTGCCGAGTATCTCCAGTCGGCCGCCGACTGCACCGGCGGCACGCTGACTGTGACGGTGATATATGGCAGCTACCTGAATTACGGCGCCCTGGATGGTGCCGAGTACCTGCAATCCGCCGCCGACTGCACCGGCGGCAGCATCGCCGTGACAGCCGGCTACGTGGCCTACGCCAATTACCAACCCGAGGAACTGCAAGCCGCTTGCGTCCTCGCCTCCGGGAGTCTCACATGACCAAGAACCCGCAACTGCAAATCGGCCTGACTGGCCACTTCCTACTCGAAGCCGTCAACGCCGTGACCGGCGAACGGCGCTTCCTGGCCGAGTTCGACAACCTGATTACCAACGGGGGGCTTGAGCGCCTGGGGACGGCTGGGAGCGGCGACGTTATCACATACGTCCAGGTTGGAACTGGATCCGCCGCCCCGGCGAACACGGACAGCGCCCTGGCCACTTGGCTGGCCGGAACCAACCGCAACTATACGAGAGCCTCGGCTTATGGCGGCAATCCCACGTATCACACGGAGGTGACCTACACCTGGCAGTTTGACCAAGGTGCGGCGGCTGGCAACCTGTCGGAAATCGGTGTCGGCTGGGCTTCCAGCGGCAGCCTGTTCAGCCGTGCACTGATCGTGGATGGCAGCAACAACCCCACCACCATCACGGTCCAAGCCATCGAGTTCCTGACCGTGACCTATAAGCTGCGCATGTACCCGCCCACCGCCGATGTGACCGGAACCATCACACTAGATGGCATCGACTACGACTACGTCGTCAGGGCAAGCTACGCTGCGAGTAACAGTTGGGGGTCGCACGGCTACAAGGCCTATGGTTACGGCTCGTATTCAAACGCATACAGCTATACGGGTGATATTGGCGCAATGACAGCCGGACCGACAGGCACGGTGTCTGGGGTTTTGAGCGTGCCTGTTGCCGCGTACTCAGCAGGGTCATACAAGCGCACGCTGGATATCGACGCTGGTATCAACTCGTGGAACCTGGCTGGTGGCATCCGCAGCGTCCAACTATTTCTGCAGGGATATGGCGGCGAGAGCCAAATGGCCTGGCAGTGTCAGTTCGACCCAAAAATCCCCAAGGACAACACCAAGGAGTTGAGTCTTACCTTCGACGTGTCCTGGGCGCGGAAACCCTGATCCATGGCTCTGCCCAACAACCAGCTTGCTGCCACGCCCGTGCCGTCCGGCTACCTCGCGCCGGATGCCCACGCCCGCGTCAACACGCTCTATGACTACGAGCGCGGCGGGGTGGCGTTGAACGACGCCTCCGAGGGGCTGCTGGGCTACGACTGGAAAGTCTGGGTCGAGGGCGACGACATCCTGCTGGCGCGGGCGCCCTACGACAGCCCCACCACACTGTTCACCGCCGCCGGCACCACCTGGGTGAGCCTGGCGTTCGACCAGAACATGCGCCCCAACGTGGCCTACATGCAGGCCGGCGCCTGCAAGTTGTGGTGGTACGACACCACCATCCCAGGCGCCACCACCACCACCTTCGCCGATTGCGCCAGCCCCATGCTGTGCCTGGACGACAAACGCCAGGGCGCGGACAGCTACAACGACGTGCTGTTCTTCTACGTGCGGGCCGGCTCCATCCGCTACCGCCAGCAGCGGGACCGCTACGGTACCGAGCGCACCCTGACCGCCGTGCCCGACGGCACCATCCTCCAGGTGGGTATGGCCCAGAACCTGCGCGTCCAAATCCGCTACCACCGCGAGGACACCGCATGACCTGCCAACTCCTCACCGTCCGCCTGGCCGACATCCTGGGCGATCTTTGCCAGCGCCTGGGCGTGCCGTATTTCGTGGACGCCTCGGTGGACGTGGAAATCCAGGGCTACATCGTCACCAAGCAAATGCCCGCCCGCGCCGCCCTGGAAGGCGTGATGCAGGCCCACCTGGTGGACGCCTACGAAGCCGACGGCCGCGTGGTGTTCATCAAGCGCGGCGGCGGCATCCGCGCTCGCTACACCACCGACGACCTGGCCGCCCACGACCACGGCGCCGAGCCGCCGGAGATCCTGCCCATCCGGCGCGTCAACGAGTCCGAGCTGCTGCGCAAGATCAACGTCCAGCACATGGACCCGGACCGGGAATACGAGGCCGGCGTGCAATACGCCTCCCGCCTGGCCGGACTGGCCAGAAACGAATCCGGCATGGACCTGGCCATGTCCATGGAGCCTGACGCCGCCGCGCAAATCGCGGAGCGCCTGCTGGTGGCCGCCTGGGTGGGGCGCGAGACGGTGGGCCCGTTCTACTTGCCTTACACCGAGATCGCCCTGCGCCCCACGGACGTGATCGAAATTACCGACGAAAGCGTTACCCACCGCATCCGCCTGACCAAGGTCAGGTATCAGGCCAGCGGCGTCATCGAGTGCGAGGGCTCCATCGAGATCGACGGCATGTACGAAAGCAGCGCCACAGCCGTGCACGGCACCGGCTTCGGCGCCAGCCCCGCGCCCGAGACGCCCGGCGATGTCACCTTCAACTGGCTCGACCTCAACCTGCTGGCCGACAGCCACGACCCGGCCGGCGTCTATGTGTGCGCCGGCTCGGACGGCCTCTACCTGGGAGCCATGCTGCAACTGTCTCTGGACGGCGGCGTGTCGTGGATCGACACGCAATGGCTGGACAACGACCCCATCCTGGGTGAGGCCAACACCGCCTTGCCGGAACACGCGGCGGAAACCGTGGACCGCGCCAACACCCTGCGCGTGACGCTGCTCGACAGCACCGCCACCCTGGCCAGCATCGGCGAAGCCACCGCCTTGTCGCGCACGGACAACATCGCCATCCTGGGCGACGAAATCATCATTTTCGAGACCGCCACCCTGGTCTCGCCCGGCATCTACGACCTCACCGGCCTGCATCGCGGCCTGCGCGGCACCGACACCCACACCGCCCACGCCATCGGCGACCGCTTCGTCCTGCTCGACACCGCCAGCATCTACCGCATCGCCCTGGCCGACAGCCGCCTGGGAACCACCCTCCATTACCGCGTGGTGCCCTACGACGAGGAGCCCAGCAGCCAACCCAGTTACAACCTCACCTACCACGGCCGCGCCTACTGGCCCTACGCCGTCGCCCACCTGGCTGCAAGCGATGCCGGAGGTGGCAACTACGCCGTCACCTGGACCCGCCGCGACCGCCTCGACGGCGAATGGCGCGACGGCGTGGACGTGCCCCTGTCCGAAGCCGCCGAGTCCTACCGCATCGAAGTCTGGGACGGCGCCACCCTGGACTACAGCGCCACCGTCTCCACCCCCTCCGCCACCGTGCCCGCCGTCGCCGGCAACACCGTCATCGTCTACCAGATCAGCGCCAAGACCGGCAACGGCCATCCCAGGAGCCTCACGCTATGACCACCCCCAACCTGCAACTCCCCGAGATAGCCGAATCCCAGGCCAGCAAGTACCTGACCCACAATGAAGCCCTGCGCGTCCTCGACGCCCTCTGCCCCAACCTGGTCGTCCAGGACACCCTATCCACCCCGCCCGGCAGCCCCACCGACGGCCAATGCTGGATCATCGGCCCCGCCGCCACCGGCGCCTGGGCCGGCCACGAAACCGAAATCGCCCAACGCTACGGCGGCGCCTGGTACTTCATTACCCCCCTTGAAGGCTGGGCGGCCTGGGATATCGATGCCGCGGCGCAAGTGCGGTTCGATGGGGCGGCGTGGGCGTAACGCATGAATTCACAGGCGCAGGCCGGGTTTATGGCCTGCGTCCGGTGGAATGACGTGTTAGCCGTGACAACCTGAAAATATATTTCCGTTTTGCCCTTGCGTTACCGGAAACGGTTCGCTATATTAGAACCGTACAGCAACCAACCAGGAGCAAGAAAATGTCGATCACCTACACATTCCCGGAAGACTTCAGGGTCGCCGCGCTGCGCGGCGTTACCGCGACCGGCGGCGAGTTTTGCAACGCGCAAGGCCGCTGGCAGGAGGCTGACAACGCGGTGCGGTTTGCTGCGCCAAAGATCGACGGGAAAAACATCGTTGCCCTGTGCGCCGGGAAGCCGGAACTTGAAACTATGCTCGCAGCCCACTTGGCCGAGAAATCTGAAGCCGCTGCCAAGAAAGCGGCAGATGAAGCAGCCTTTTCCGCCACCCCACGCGGACAGCGTAAAGCCCTGGTGATTGCCGAGTACAACGCCTACTCGCCCGACCATTTCCCAGGATCGGCCAAGTGGAACCGCTGGAACCAGGCGGTAAAAGCATTGGAAGCGTTTGATGCGGCCCACCCTGAACTGGTGGCCGAACTCAAATCCGAGGCAGAAGCCGACCGGAAAGCGAAGTACGACGCGCTTTCTGATTTTGTGAAAAACGGGAGCTGAAAATGAAAACCGTAGCCGAAATGATCACCTTGCACGAGCATGAATTGCAAACCCTGCCGATGTCGGAGCAAAACCCGGTTTATGCGGCTGTCGCCGCTGCGTACTGGGCCGGGCAGTCTGATGGCCAGGAAAAGGCCGAGTCGAAGATCAGGGCGAAACTCGAAACGTTGCCGGAGAATCGATACCACGGCGTGCAAACTGCGGCTATTGAATGGGTGCTGGCGGACAACCCGTGCGCCATGCGCGCCCCGCGCAGCCTTTCGCGGGACGAATTGCTCGGCTTTGATTTTGATTTGTGATGCCGAAAACCATAAGCGAGCGCGTTGCGGCTCTGCGAGAGAGGGCCGCCGCCCAGGGTCTGAAACGCCTCGAGATTTACGCCCACCCAGAGGATTGGGCGGCGATCAAGACCCTGGCGGAGAAGTTGCAGAAACGCCGCGAGAAGGCCGCGAAGGTGGCGGCTAAC